CAATAAAGAGGATTCGGTCGTAGACTTTCATGCACTGCTCGATCATCGCCGCTTTCTCGAACGGGTCGTCGTTGACGTACAAGATCTGGTGGTCCACACTGTTCTGCACGCATAGGATGTTGAGTTTTAGGACGGTGTGCAGAGTCTTGACGTGGCACGCTTTTGATCGAGTGACGAGTACGGACACGAGCTTCATATCTTAACGTCGAATCTAAACCTTAAGTCTATCGTCTAAACACGCGCTGAATGGAAGGTTCCCCACGTGACCGAGCGTGGTGTTCACGTCGGCGTAAATTTTACCGCCCGCCTGTTGCCACCGTCGGCAGAAGGCGTAATCTTCGGAGAGGTACCGCTTGGATTCCGGATCGATCATGCAATCGAAACACGCGTGATACTCGTCGAAATCCCTGTTTTGGTGGTCGTTCTTACACCACAACTCGGGGAACTTTTCCTCGAGCTTCTTGAATACCGAACGGTGAATGCACATGAACCCCGTGGGACCGTCTAAAATTTCCACGAACCCGTTTTCTATCGAACGCTTCGTCGCGCCTATGTTGACGACGAGACTCGATGAGAGCATCGCCATATCTCGGTCGTCACCGTTTCGTACGGCGGCAGCGGCTTGGTCCCACATGACAACCTTCTTTGGGTAACACGCCACCGACAACTCATGCCCCGACCGAACGAGACGCACGACGGCGGCTGGATCGAAATGGACATCTGCGTCGATAAACATGAGGTACTCGCAATCCGTCTTCTGCATAAACCGGCCCACGCTCACATTACGCGCTCGGTGAACGAGCGATTCGTTTTCTGTCGTGTCGATCATGAGTTGAATTTTCTCTCTCATCATCAGCATCTGTAATTTTATCACGGCGGACGCGTACTTCTCCAGACATAACCCGCCGTAGCACGGGGTGGAGAGGAACACTTTCGTCATGTACATGGCACGTCTCTATGTTTTAAGCTTATTTAAATCGCAGTTGCCTCATCACATTGGTTGGAGGCCTCGTCTTGGTCTTCGACCCCGACCGCGGCGGTGCGGGTGATTGCCATGAATTTCTGGGTGTCGTCGGTTTCACCGTCCTAATCCTCGGGCGAAACGCTGCAGGCTTTTGTGTTGAGAGGAAAGAGTGTCGCAGGACTTTTTTGAAGCTCGGGAGATGCCTGGTGTGATTCATCCCGATCTTAAGTCGGTAATTCACCGCGTAATTACTGTTCTGCTTGCGATATTCCCGGTCCGGAATGAGATCCTTGATGAATTCCTGAACCTTTATGTATCCGGTGGTCGTGTCGAACACGACGCCCACCAAGAAATAATACAGATCGAACAAGGGGTGACTTCTCTTTCCGTTGATGCCGTCCTCTACATACGTACCGTTATTGATCCACGGGTTAGAAATTCCAGGCATTTTTGTCATGCCGAAATCTATGATCACCGGCTCCAAACCCTCGTTGGATCTCTTGTACACTTCACCGTCGATGTTGACGCGAATGTCCCTGACGGGAACTTTCCTGATGAATATGTTTCCACCGTGTAAATCGTGGTGCCTGAATCCGGGTGCCACCTTGTGCATTTTATACAGGTACAACATGACTTGGAGTATCACGCTCTTGACCTTCTCTAAAACCGGCATGTCTCGTATCCAATCGGAGAAAGTCTGACCCGAGATGTACTCCATGTAAAGCATGTCCCTTCCGTCACACTTTTTAGCGAGGTACACGTTCGGGACTTTCACTCCGTAACTTTTCAGTTTCTTCGCAACTTCGTACTCGTATTTGGCCATGCCCGTGTAGTCACCGTTCTTGACGGCGATGTTCTTGTACGCGATGAACCTCCTACCGTTCCTGTTAAGGGAAGCCTTAAACACTTTTCCGTACATCCCCTCTGAAAGTTTTTTGATTTTATGTAAATGATTCTTTGGAGCGCATGCCTTGTTCTTGTTCAAAAGTCTTTGAAGGTTATTGCCTGTGTTACGTACCTTTTTCGTGCGCCATGCGCTCTGAATCTTGGTCGCGGCGCCTGCGTTACGTACCTTTTTCGTGCGCCAGGCTCTCTGAATCTTGGTCGCGGCGCTCTTCACTGGTTTCATTTTTTTTTTCGCGGAGCGGATCTGATTTACCGTCGGCATATAATATTACAAAATATTTAAATGTTTTCTAATTAGATTTTCAATCTTGTTGAGAGTAGGAACTGAGACGGAGCACTTCTCACACATCTCGTTCTTCGGCACGCGGTGGCCGATGACAATGTAGATGATGGCTGACGCCACACTGTTAGGGGTCTTGCTCATCAGGTCCACGCAGTCGTTCGTCCTGTCGCACAACTTCATACACTCGAGGCGTTCCTCGCGCGTCACCTCGAAAGCGTTCAGAATGCGCTGCATGACGTCGTATGCCTTTGTCACGTAGTTCTTCTTCGTCGCGCCTTCGATGTTATCCTTGAAAATTTGGGTCGTTCTCGAAATATCCCTCGACTGTATGCCGAACATGTCGGCGATCTCCTTCGTCGTCCTGGGATGTTTCGCCAGCCTGCACGCGTACAGAACGCAGTTGGCTTTGATCCCGAGCCGAACCGCACCGCGCGTGAGCTTCTCCTCGTTGAATTTTTTGTACATGTGTTTAGCATCCTTGCGAACGCACTCAGGCAGGATGTGGCACGCCTCGTCCATTTCCCTGTACGCGTGGTACAGGGACCGATCCTTGTGGTTCATGGACATGTGAAAGTTTATCTTCGCCATGCGCTTGTGCTCGTAGGTGGCTTTCCCCTTGATGACTGTCCCCTTACCCCAGTTATCGGAGAAGAGTTCGGCGTTTGTGGTGGGGATCCCGCACCTCGCCGGGTCGTTGACCCTACCGTCGGAGGTCATCCCACTAGTCCATTCCGCGGTGTCGTCTATGAAGTTGTCCTCGACGAGACCACACTCTGAACAGACTGGCAGACCCTCCGGGCTGATGACCTTCACACCCGAACATTCCCGGCAAAAATGTATACTCACTGGCTTTGTGTCTTTGTTTTTGTTCAGTAAGGTGTCCACCTGGGACCAAATTGTAGCCAGCATCTTTGTTTTGATGTAAGTATATTATTCACTTAGGTTTCTGGCGCGCTCGCGATTTTCGATGAGGTCCACCGTCTCCTTGAAACTTCGGCCACCTGAGGTTGACGGTTCCCACTCGTTCCACGCCGCGTCCACCTCTTTGTGATCTATGGGCAATCCCTCGACCTCGGCGTCCGAAACGATGAACCCGCTCAGTGACGTGTCTGAACCCGAATCGCCTTCGTCGTAGATGTCGCTGTCGTCGTCCATGGGATTTATCTCAGAGAAATAGGCGAACATGTTACTCCCGAGGGATTTAAGGTCTAGGTCCTCGAACGTGGTCCCGGTCGGGAAATGTTCCATCACACTCTCGTACGGGGCGGGGCACATCTCGTCGTCGTCGAGTCTGTACACACAAGCGGACTTGTAGTGCATTTCGGTCGGGTATAGGTAATGCATCCCGAGGGTTCGGCCGGTGTTCGCCGCCACCAGGCCGTACGTTTCCTCCTCGATCCCGTCTTCGCTGACTAGTATTTTGACTATGTCGTTTCGGTTAATCTCTTTTGGCATGAGCATGCTTAAAAAAATCAGGCAAAAAATTATCGAGGATAATATCACAGCAGATGAAAGTTATTATTTATTCGAAGGAAGGGTGCGACTATTGCGACCACGCGGCGAGACTATGCGAGTCGGAGAATCTCGAGTTCGAGAAGATCATGGTCGACAAGGAAGAGTTGAATTCCCTATGCGGGAAAACAGTCACGGCCTACCCTCAAATATGTATTAACGGAAATCATATCGGGACGTACTTTGACTTTCAGGATTTCATGACAGATGAATACGAACCCATCCTGGAAGAAACGTTGGACCGTTTCACGGTGTTCCCCCTGCAGTACCCTGAGCTATGGGAACTGTACAAGAAGGCGCAAATGTCCAACTGGACCGCCGAAGAGGTCGACCTGAGTAAAGACCTCGACGATTGGGGAACCCTAAACGACAACGAACGGAAATTCATCAAGTACATCCTGGCGTTCTTCGCTGGCAGTGACGGTATAGTCTTCGAGAACATCAACAACAATTTCGCCGACGAGGTTCAAATTTCAGAGGCGCGCTCTTTCTATGCGTACCAGTCACACAACGAGATGATTCACGGCGAAACCTATAGCAAACTGATCGACAAGTACATCAAGGACGCCGCCGAGAAGAAACATCTCTTCAAAGCTGTCAGCACCGTCCCCTGTATCAAGCAGAAGGCGGACTGGGCCCTGAAATGGTTCGAAAAGTCTCGTCCCTTCGCCGAACGCCTCTTCGCGTTCGCCTGCGTCGAGGGTATCTTCTTTTCGGGTTCTTTCTGTGCGATTTTTTGGCTCAAGAAACGGGGACTCATGCCCGGTCTGTGTTTCAGTAACGAGTTGATCTCTCGCGACGAGGGGCTTCACCAGGAGTTCGCTGTGGAACTGTTCAAACTCCTGAGAAACAAACCGTCAATGGAAACCCTCCAATCCATCGTTAAGGAGGCGGTCGCGATCGAGAAGGCGTTCATCACCGATGCCCTCCCGTGTAATCTGATCGGCATGAACTCCGAGAAAATGAGCGAGTACATCGAGTATGTCTCTGACAGGCTTTTGAAACAGATTGGTGTACCAGTGATTTGGGGATCTAAGAACCCTTTCGACTTCATGGAGAATATCTCTTTGGACGGCAAGACCAACTTTTTCGAAAAGAGGGTGGGAGACTACGGTAAACTCGACGACGACGCCGAGGATATAGGATTCGACGAAGAATTTTAATGACTATTTGAAAATTGTGTCAAAAGTACCGAAAGGGGCGATCATGTAATTCTCGCTAGTTTCCTCGATTTCGATCGGTTCGGCCTCCACGACCACCTCGGGTTCCTCCTCTGCGGCAGGACCAGGAGCTGGACCGGTGGTGACTGTGGTGGTTGTACTGGACGACGAGCGCATGGAGGACACGCAACATGCGATACTCGATCCTACGGTCAAGAAGCCGACGACATTGAAGAACGACATTTATTATACCTGTATATAATAAATGCCCACACCGAAAAAAACGAAAAATGCCAAGAACGCGATCCGGTCTTTCAATAAGAGGATGACATCCAAACTGCCGAAGGTCAGGACGAAACCCACTCGCGTGCGGAGTTACGCTCGCCCAATCTCACGTGTTGAGATCGCCAACATGATGCGTCTCGCTGCGCGGGCGCGGAAGACCAAGAGGAATCGTTAACCGAATAAGGTTCCTTGCGGGGAGATATCCAAAGATCCCAGGATCACGCCGCTATCCTGTAATTCAATCTGTTCCTCTGCGAAACCCGGTTCCGGATTCGGTGCATCCACCATATCCGGTTGCGTCAGCAGCTTCTTTTCCCCCTTCTTGCCACCCCCGCACCCGCAATCACCCTTCTTCTTCTTGGGCGGTTCTGGTCTGATGTTCATCATACCCCAAACCACGAGGATGAACACGACGGTGTGAAGGAGAAGACCCACGGTCGAGGGGCACCCCGTCGGCGTCGCGATGCGCGAGCCGAAGACCGAACGCATGAGACGAAAGGTTTCGGGGTTGGCGATCACGAAAAACGTGAGACCCGAGATGATACTGGTGATAAGTTTTTCCTCCTGCTTGCGGCCGTTGCAGCCGCATCCACAGTCTTTGAAAATACCCATGTTTTTATAATAGGTTGTGAAAAAAATCCCGGTAAAAACTAAGTATGATGATCCTCGGTGGAATCGTTTTCCTGTTGATCCTGGTGATGGTTTTCTTCATTTCCAGGCAAAACGCAGCACAGCGACAGGAGGTCAAGCAGATGGAACTCGATGCCGAAGCTGCGGCGTCAAAGCCGCAGCCGCGTATGAGCGATTCAGTGATCACACCGATGGAGCCGGAACCCACCGATGATCCCATGCCCGGTGACGCCAAGGTGTCTCAGCGTGCCGCTCCTGCCCCTGCTCCGGCTCCAGCTCCTGCTCCTGCTCCGGCTCCTGCCCCTGCTCCGGCTCCGGCTCCGGCTCCAAGCGTTTTGTGGGGTTTAGTTGAGGGTGTGGATCTTAGTGGTGGAGGGTTTCATCTTCACAAGAATTCAAACCCGAAACTCGAGGGTACAAAAGAGGAAAGGACAAAAATATGCACCGACAAATGTGCGGATCAGTCTGACTGTAAAGCAGTTGTTTTTGACACGCGTCACAACTTGTGCTGGGCTAAGAGATCCATACATAAGTCCAACGAAAGAACAGCGTCGAACCGTAAATATTTTCACAAGTGTGAAGCTGGTAACACCGATTGCAAGACGATAGAAGAACTTCTGAAACCTCCGGCTCCTGCTCCTGCTCCGGCTCCTGCCCCTGCTCCGGCTCCTGCTCCCGCTCCTGCTCCGGCTCCTGCTCCCGCTCCTGCCCCGAACCACTCGACGAACGGAAGGTGTGGTTATAGGGGCAATAATAATCAGAGGTGCCCGGGCAAACAGTGTTGCAGTCCCAGTTACTGGTGTGCAGGTAACCAAGTGGAGTATTCCGCTTGGTGTAAATATAAGGACGGGAAGGGGGGGTACAGAGGGGTGAGTAGCGGTGGGTACGATGGACAGGGTTAAAGACAAGGCACCTTGTATAGATATAACCAACTAAAATGTCGCTCTCTATCCAACAATCCACCGATTTCGTCCCCACCGCCGTTCAGTTCTCGAAGCTTCGTAAGAACAAGAACGGTGGTAAGGCAGTCTACCTCAACGCAGGCGATAACAAAAAGGTGTATCTTCAACTCCCTTTCATGCGGTCTCCGTACGGCCTTTCGGCGTTCACCGACGAATCGAGCGGACGAACTTCCTACTCACTCGACCTTTCGTTCGATGCTGAAAACGCCGAGGCGATGGATCTGCACAACAAGCTCACCGAGCTGGACGATATCATCGTGAACACCGTCGCCGCCAATTCTAAAGAATGGATGGGCAAGGAGTTCAACGTCGCCGTACTCAAGGAGGCACTCTACAAGCCTATGGTTCGTCCGGGCAAGGAACAGTACCCCGCGACGATCAAGCTCAAGATCCAGACCAAGCCCGACGGCACCTTCGTGCCGGAATGTTACAGCATGAACAAGGAACAGGTCACCCTCGACTCGATCGAAAAAGGTCAAAAGGCCATGGCCATCGTCGACCTGAACCAGATCTGGTTCATCGATAACAAGTTCGGCGTCACCATCCGACTTCAACAGGCTCTATTCGAGGAGTCCACCAAGCTTCCTTCCTTCGCGTTCCAGGGAGTTACCTTCCCCGGCGCCGCCGCTGCCACCGAAGAGGAAGACGACGACGATGAACTCGAGGTCGACGTGGACGAAGATCACTAAATTTAAATTCACCGCACATGACCGCGTACAAAATTAGATTCTGATGATGTAATGAATAATGAAGATACGTCCAATAAAATTCTTTGTTTAGTGTATAATGGATTGCTCCGTGTCAACTGTTAAGGTCACGGACGAAACAGGTGCCTCTCGAGGTGTCGAAATCGTTCCCAGCGGGTGTGAACCAGTCAGCGAGGATGTCTGCAAATCTGGGTTCATGGCACCTGCCGAGAACGTATCGTTCCCCCAAAACGCGCTTAAACAATGTTGCAAATGCCGGAAAGGTGAGACGTGTGCCCTGTGTGCGGACCCGTCGGCGTGTACTGACGAAGAGAAGGAAAAATTCGTCGGGATCAAGGATTGTTTTGGTATGGTCGAACCTGAAGAGGAAGAGGAAGAGGCCGAAGCTGATGCTGAGTCAGTGGAAGTTGAGGCTGAGTCAGCGGCGGAGACCGCGACCGCGACTGCGGAAACCAAAAGTTCGGGGATGTTCATGTATTACGCGATAAGCGCGTGTTGTGTGATTTCCATCGTGATGTTCATGATGTCCAGGGGGGGAGGCCGTAGAAATAATATGATGTACTAATAATAATGAAACTCCGTGTACTCGCCGTCATCGTCATCGCGATTATCGTACTCGTCACCATGATGAATAAGTCATCGTCGTCTAACTATACTGTTTACGGTACCAAAGGTTGCCCGTGGTGTCGTAAACAGATAGAGTATTTCGAAAAGAATGGAACGTCATTCAAATTCGTCGATTGCAACAAGCAATCATGTAAGGGTATGGATGCGTTCCCTACGATCGTCTCCCCGACCGGTGAAAAAACTGTCGGGTACAAAGAATTTTAGATACCGCGAATGACCTGCATGGAGATGGACAGAATGAACGCGTCCAGCATGCTGGAAATCGGCTTGAGCACGGTGATGTGCTTGGAGAGGGAACGGTTCCATACGAGACGGAGGATAAAGGTAGAGATGAGGATGTTCAGAAGGAGAACGAGGATCTCCTTGACGACTTCGGACCGGTTACGGGACTTGGTGAAGATTTCCTGGAGCATTTTACTATAAATTGAGATTTTATTTCCTGGGTTAAAGTAAGATGAAGGTGAAAACGCTCCCCCTGAGCGGTTCCGAATCTCGGTACACGACCAAAAGATGGGGTTCGAAACGCGGGATCGGGAACAATAATTGCTATGCGTATGCCATCGGTGATTATGAATCGTACCGTTGGCAGAAGGCGATTCCAGGGGACCGATCCGGCCTGTCTGGTTTGAACCATACGTACACGCATTGTACTGATCTTCCTCGGCGCGTTATTTCCGATAACCCCAAAAAAGTCTACAAGACGGACGCCGCCACAAAGTGTAAGCGCGGGTACTTCAAAATGATGATGTTCGTTTCGCCTGGACGACCGATGAATTACATTCGTCAGGGTGATTTTCATTTTTACAAGCAACACGGCGTCGTGGAGTACAAGGTGAAAAAGGGAGATACGGTCAAATCGGTCTCTAAGTTTTTCAAGGTTCCCGAGACCCGGATCAAACGTGCCGGTCAATTTAAGGTGGGTAAGCGTCTCGTCTTCAAGAGCAATTTGTGGAGCCACAAGCGTGGTTGGGCCACCGGTCCTCTCCTGACGGACGCGAAGGGAAAAATCATCAAAGATCCTCGTAAAGCTTCGAGGGATTATCCTGGGTTAAACTACGAGAGGTACTGTAGTTCATTCTGTGTCAAGAAGAGAGGCATCAAGGTCGGTAAGACCCATGCCAAGGTCGGCCAGAAGCGACTCTAAATCTAGAAGTTCCTCAACGTCGAAGTTTACATCAAAAATATCCAATACGTTTAGCACACTCTGCTCATTCAATACCACGGCGTTCGCCGCCGCCGTGATATTGTTCGTTATAGATACTGTCACTTTAAACTTGGAACCGTCGAATACTTTTCGGCACATCGGGCAGGTGTTCTTACCTTGTTTTTTCCATGCCTCGAGGCAAGATGTGTGAAAGACGTGTCCGCACCGGAGCGGGGGGTTCGCCCGCGTCGGTCGGACCTCGTTCAAACAAATTGAACATGTCGGCATCCTATTTTACAAATCTAAATCTTTTTTTGGTCTAGTACGCGTTTGGGGTCTTGAGGAGAGGCTTATCGCAGGTGTTGCACTTGCCGGTACCCTGCTCCGCCTGCACGGCGGTCATGATCTCGGGGCCCTGCTTCTGGAGAAGCTGGCGGAAGGAATAGTTGTCCTCGAGGGAGATCCCGTTGTTCTTCATGATATGGTTGTTCAGAAGCTGGATGGAGGACTGGACGGTGAAGCATCGGCCGTCGGCCATACCGAGTCGCTGAGACATTTTATTATTACCCTAGAATTTAATTTGGCGGTTGGTCGGCGTTCGTAACCACGATTGAAATCCTTTGGTCCTGAGGTGTTCCACCATCGGTCCGCACCTGTACCCGAGAAAGATATCGAACACGTCCTTCTGTTCCGTTGGTGTCACGCGAATCTCGTCGTTCTCGTTGATGTGGTCGTTGATGATGTTGTACGCGAAAGCGATCTCCTTCAGGGTTTCGGCACCCGTGATGATGATCTTCCCGGTTGAGAAAATCGAGGTGGTGATTTCCTTCATATCCTCCGAAGGTTTGAACTTGATTTTAACAGCTGAATACCGATCCGGCTCGAAGCTCACTTTGAAAATGTCACTGAAATTTTCAAACCAATCGGCCACCTTATGAAGATTGACGGTGTAGTTGAGAGAGAAATTTGAATTTATCATGACGACCCTGTACGCGTCAGTCGGTATTTCTTGCTGAATTCCCAAAAAAACTTTGAGTATGTGCGCCAGTTGAACGATGACTCTCTTACAGTCGAAGAGATCACAGCACCCCGCGACTTGGACTGAACCGTTGGGAAACACCTTCACAGATTTCGTGCTGTACGTATCGTTGTAGGTGAGGGTGACCTGGTTGTAGAAAGTGGTCGGTTTCAACTTCCATTCAAACCCCTCGGTTTTCGAACTCGCCCGCTTCATTTTGTACGAGCCGATCATTTCGAAGACGGTCCTTAATTTTTTTATATCGACGCTGTGACCGATTTTGGAGACCATCGTGATCGTGGTGATTTTCACCCACGACGGCCTCAATTTTTCTGGCAAATTCCCGCGTATGTCATCGAGCGTCAACAAATACGAAAAGGAATTGTTCGCGATCGATGAGTACATTTTGTGTGGGAAATATTTAAAGAATAACATTCACTTAGGTTTCCATTTTGCAACACGTGTAATCGTAGCGGTACACTGATTTACCGCCGGGAGCGGGAAACGGCGGGATGACGGTGCCATCCTCGGCTGTCGCACCCGCCTTGAGCTGGAATCTGGTGAGCACCTGGTTGTCGCCGGGACACTTGACGTCCATCCCCTGGAGTCCCATGGCGCCATCCGTGACGAGGTCCTCCGGTTTGAGCGCCCCGCTCGTCGTCTCGTAGTTCTGACACTGCCCGCTCGTGGGCGCGGCGAGGCATTTATACAGGTACTGGGTGGTATTTTCGTAATGATTACTAGGGTTCACTATATAGTCATACCTGAACTGACTGATGGGCGTTTCACCGAAGGTATCCATTTCCGTACTACCGTCTCGTCCCCTCCCTTTCCCGATACCGCCGAGATCGCACCGAACGTTGTGCCTGTACATGGTGCGCATATCGATTTTGGCATCCATGATTTTATCTCCGAGGGACGCCTTATTCACTATTTGCGTCTTTTGAGTATCGTCGAAAACCTTGGCGTCGATACCGCCTAAGCACGTGTAGTCGTACTTGTAGAGCCCGCCGTTGCAGCTTGTCAATTTAAACTGTTTGACACTGTTCCGCCCGCAATCGACTTTCATCGCGAGATCGTGGATGTTCGCCGTGCACGGCGTTGACCTACGATCCTCGTAATAATTTTTTCGTCGGCGAAGTGAAAGTAAATCTGACATGTCCTCAGCTTCGTTCTCGGCGCCCTGGTCAAAGATCGCCTGCTGTGCCTCGTCCTCCTTGTCGTACGCCGAAACTTGGTTCCTTAACATCTGGAGTTCTTTCTCCCCGTCAGTTCCTTCTCCACCGGTGATCATCTTTTTGTCGGGCTTGAGGTACAAGTACACCGGCGACGCGCAACATATCACCGAGGAAAGGCCCACCGCGAGCACCGCAGCTGCGGCCATATAGTATACTTAGAGAAAAGAATTGTTTACCTACCATATGCCGTCGTTCATTCGCGATGCCACGCACGTCCACGACATCGATTCGGGCCTGGATTATGTTGAAATCACGTACAAAAAACAGAACCGCACCTACACTGATTATATCAACACCGAACCCCTCGGTTGGACCCGAATCTCCTGTACGGCGAACTACTACAGGTTTTTAGATGCGATGGTCGTCAAGACTGTTGAGGTTCTGCAGCGCATGGCCGAGTTGGGCCTCGAGGATATTTTGCACGGAGAGCACGAACCCAGGTTATGGGTCAGACTGATGCACGCCGTCCGAATTCTAGATCCCACGTTTCAACCACCTCGCATAGATATGGAAAGTGCTTGGCAAGTGGAGTTCATCAGCGAGTCGTGTAAAAAGTATATTCCGTCTGCGATCTATACCTGCATTTCGAAAAAGCGCCTGTCGTATTTTAACGACGTAATGCAAAGACTAGCGCGAGAAGAATGAGCACGACGAGCGCGATTTTCGTCGAGTCGGGGATCTTCTTCGAAACACCCACGGTGACGACCTTTGGCTTTCGGCACGAGACGCCGTAGTCGATGTTGCGCTTCGGGTGGATCACCTTGTTCATGACGTCCTGTTCCGCCTGCTCCGCGCAGAGGTTCGTGGCGCAGAACGGGCTTTTACTGGTCTTGTAAATCTCATCGACGCCGACCTTATCGAGAAGTCTCTGCTCAGTGTCGCTGGGCCTATCCCTGGTGATGCCGTCCTTCGAGTAGTACTGTGATATTTCAGTCCTGTCCGTCTGTCGGATACCGCCTGGGAGGCTGAATTCGTGCACGACGAACGGGTTGATCTTATCGATGGAATCTTGTTCGTTCATCATCTTGTTATTAACTCAGATAAAATTTTTGGTTCATTTTGGATTGGTGTTCGAGCCACATCTTGTCTAAATCGACATTTAGCATGTGGGCCAGCTGGAATAGGTAACTGAAGACGTCTCCCATCTCTACCATGACGTCCGTTCCTCGATCCTTCTTCAGGTTTGTTTTCTTGAACGTCCTCTTGTACTGACGGATCGCCGACGCGAGTTCGCCGACCTCCTCCGTCAATAGAAGCCATACGGTATCCACGGCGGCGCGGTCCCACCCCTTCTTCTCACAGATTCTCTTCGTCTCACACTTATAGTAGTTCAGACTCATGTTTGCTTATTCATCTTACGGACCTACTCTTTAATTACATACCAATCTGATTGCGAGGGAGTTTCTTTCCAGCGGTGCTGGTGTTGACCGGTCGGTCAATGGGTTCGGCGATCGTGTCGATCTCCCTGGCGTAGGCCATGTACTGGGACACGCCGGTTTGGACCTGGGTGAGGGAACTGTCGATGACGCGGACGTTGAGGTCCCTCACCTGATTGTTCACGTTTTGGTAGTGGTCGCCGGAGTTACTGATGAACACGGCGCGCATGATGCTGTACAGGTCGTCGGGGTTTTGGTAGTCTATGGCGATACCCGTTCGGTTCTTAAAGGTTTGGCGGATCCCGCGCTGGATGAGATCCTTGTTGACCGCAGAGAAAAACAGCTTGTTGAGTGGCGTCTCGCACTGCTTCAGAGAATCGAGGTGAAGCATTGTTACTATAGTCGAACAAAAAAATATATGTAAATATTAAAATGCTGAGTCCCATTGACTTTTCTGATTTCGATTCCAAGCCGACTATCGTGGAAGATATCTCGTGCAAATCCCCAGCCTGCTTCATCGGGTCGTACCCCCCGGTCTCGAAGCCCGGTGAAACCGGTCCGTACTACGTGAACACGTACCTCACCCAACCGGATCGCCGATTTGAAACCCTGGGTCCAGCCACCGTCAGGAGTGGGGACCTCGAGAAGTGCATGAAGTAACATAAAAATAAATTGAGCAGTGTAGATATAAAAGGATGAGGGTCACAAAACGCTCTGGTCGTGTTGAGGATATGCGCTTCGATAACGTCACCACCAGGATCAAGAATTTATCATACGGACTCTCTCCGAATGTCGACTCCTCGAAGATCGCACAGCAGGTTTTCTCCTCCATGTACGATGAGATCACCACCCAGGAGATCGACACTTTGTCGGCCGAGATCTGCGTCGGTATGATCACGTCCGATCCCGACTACGAAGTCCTCGCGACCCGAATCACCGCCAGTAACATCCACAAGGTGTGCCCCAACAACTTCCACCTCGCCATGCGCAAACTCCAAAAGGCGGGGATCATCACAGACGAGGTCGTCGAGGTGGCCCAGCAGGTCAAGGAACATATTAAAAACGACCGCGATTTCGAGTTCGGGTACTTCGGGATTAAGACGCTCGAGAAGGGTTACCTCCAGAGGGCCAGCGGCAAACTCATCGAGACCCCGCAGTACATGTTCATGCGCGTCGCCATAGGCATCCACGGCAAGGACGTCCCCGCGGTTCTCGAAACGTACGATAAGATGTCCTTGGGGTACTTCATCCACGCGACGCCCACCCTGTTCAACGCGGGTACGCCCCGGCCCCAGATGAGCTCGTGTTTCCTGATCGCGAACAAGGCTGACTCAATCGACGGCATCTACGGTACATTGACTGAATGCGCGCAGATCAGCAAATGGGCCGGTGGAATCGGGATGCACATCCACAACGTTCGAGCGAATAAGTCCCACATCAAAGGCACGAACGGCCAATCCGACGGTATCATTCCAATGCTCCGCGTGTTCAACGCGACCGCGCGGTACGTCAACCAGGCCGGTCGCCGCAAGGGGTCCATCGCCGTCTACGTCGAGCCGTGGCACGCCGATATCATGGATTTCCTCGAACTTCGTCTCAACCAAGGCGACGAGGAGGCGCGGTGCCGCGATCTTTTCTCAGCCATGTGGATCCCCGACCTCTTCATGAAACGCGTCGAGGAGGGCGGGGATTGGTCGCTGTTCTGCCCCGACAGGGCGCCCGGTCTTTCTGATTGCTACGGCGACGAGTTCGAAGCGCTCTACGTCAAGTACGAGGAAGAGGGACTGGCGAACGCGACCGTCCCGGCTGCTGACGTTTGGAAGGCTATCCTCAAATCGCAAACTGAGACTGGGACTCCGTACATGCTCTACAAAGATGCGTGTAACGCCAAGAGTAACCAGAAGAACTTGGGTGTCATCAAGTCATCAAATCTCTGTACCGAGATCATGGAGTACACCGACAAGGACGAAACTTCCGTCTGCAATCTCGCGTCGATCGCACTCCCGAAATATGTGAACAAGGAACTCAAGACGTTCGATTTCGCGAAGCTCCACGAAGTCACCAAGGTCGTCACCAAAAACCTCAACCGGGTGATCGACCGCAACTTTTACCCTGTGGAAACAGCGAGGCGATCCAACATACGCCACCGGCCGATCGGTCTCGGGGTCCAGGGCCTCGCCGACGTGTTTATCCTGTGCGGTCTTCCCTTCGACTGCGAGGATTCGCGTACGCTAAACGCCCACATTTTCGAGACCATGTACCACGCCGCGTTGGAGGCTTCGTCTGAACTGGCTGAAGTTGACGGCTCGTACGATAGCTTCGCCGGGTCGCCCGCCTCGGAGGGGATCCTCCAGCCCGACATGTGGACGGGGGACGTGAAGTTTAGCGGTCGCTACGATTGGGACGCCATGCGTGAGCGCGTCAAGACGAAGGGTCTTCGTAACTCTCTCCTGATGGCACCCATGCCCACGGCGTCCACCGCACAGATCCTGGGGAACAACGAGTGCTTCGAACCGTACACGACCAATATTTATCTCAGGCGCACACTCGCCGGTGAGTTCGTCGTGGTGAATAAACACCTCGTGAACGACCTGAAAAATGTGGGTCTCTGGTCGAAGGATATGAAAGATCTCATGGTTAAAGCCGGCGGGTCCATACAGAACATAACAGATATCCCGGATGATATTAAGAAACTTTACAAAACTGTATGGGAAATTAGTCAAAAGTGTATCATCGAGATGGCGGCGGACCGAGGTAAATTTATCGATCAATCTCAATCTATGAACCTCTTCATGGAGAGCCCGACCCTTTCGAAGCTATCGAGCATGCACATGTACGCGTGGAAGGCTGGACTCAAAACCGGTATGTATTACCTTCGTTCAAAGGCGAAGGCGCGACCCATCCAGTTCAGCTTAGAGCCGGATTGTGTGGCGTGCTCCGCTTAAAGTTTTGGGTCCTGGTATAAGTAAACAGGAACGATGGATAAGGCGGTCGAGAACCTCCAGATCAACGCGTACAACAACAAGCGCATCGTGCTCGCCACGAAGCAGGGTACGCCCATGCGGGTCCAATTTCCTCGCATGTATATGCCGTTCGGCGTGTCGGGGTTCGTCCCGGAGATCGGCCCGACCAAATACAACATCGATTTCGCCATCAAGGGGTTCGACGAGGAGGATAGTTACATGAACAGCTTTTACGAATCTATCCGAGCGCTCGAAAACAAAGTCATCGACGCTGTGGTCGATCAGAGCCAGGCGATCTTCGGGAACCCGATGACCAAGGAAGAGCTCCTCCCCATGTTTAATTCCAACGTGAAAGAAGCCCCCGGTCGCGAACCGAAGTTCCGCGTCAAGGTCGACACCACAGTTGACGACAGTATAAAGGCGAGCGTTTTCGACGCAGACAGGAACATCATGCGAGACGAGGTCCGGAGCGGTCTCTACGCAAGAAACAGTGGCCACGCGATGGTTGAACTCAACAGCGTGTATTTCTTGAACAGAAAGTTCGGTCTGACGTGGAAACTTAACCAACTCGTCGTCTACGAGCCGCAAAACCTGAAAGGTTTCCAGTTTAAGATTTAGATTGTTTTAACAGCAGGATACTATACACCTTCTGAGCCTCCTTAAGAAGTTTTCCCTTCACCTTGGTGAACTTCTTTGGGTCTAAACCCAACTTGACCTTGGCGATTTTCACAGAGTCTTGCCATTTAACGAGCGACATTCTTCCTTACTAGTACCCCTGAAAATTTTTCGTGCTCACATCATTTCCTTGAACTTCTTCCCCTTCGTCTTCTTCGCTTCGGTGCGGTAAGCCCTGAACCCATGATCCTTATCCTTCAGGGACTTCTTGGTCGCCTTGGAAGCCTTCTTGGACTTGATCCGGCCGTCCTTGCGCCCCCTGAAGAGATCCTTCTTCTTGAGACCGTCCTTACCCCAAGTAGTCTTTTCCGCTGTGCCGTGGAAAACTTCAGCGCGAGAACCGATCGTTTTAACGAAACCCATTTTATATTTACATTACGCGCGGAAAATATTTTTGATGTCGAGGATAGAAATCTTTTTCGCCGTCCTCCCCCCGGTCGGGATCTGGGTCTTGATCCTCTCGTCGTTCAAAACCTCCGAGCACACGATAGATTTGTGACCCTGGAGCGCCATCATCTCCTGCTCCACGCTGATGAATCTCGGACACTCTTTGTAAATCAATTTTTTGACGTGAACGGCATGGTTCTGACCCGTCCGATGGCTCCGACCGACGGCCTGGAGTTCAGTCGCGGGGTTCCACGCCGGTGCGGTGATGTACACCCGCGTTGCCTCCTGAAGATTTAGACCCTGACCGCCGCACCGGATCTGGATCAAAAAAATGGAACCCGGCGGGGAGGCTTTGAACGCCTCGATCTGCTGGACACGCGTTTCCTTCGATACCGACCCGTCGATCCTGAAAACGCCGCGAATTTTAGCCCTTATCTTGTTCCGTTCAGCCGCGTCGGGATCGGCATCCAGCCCGCATCCCAGTAGACTGTCATCAGAATTGTAACCGTCCAGTTCTTCCGGAACGACGGTGAGCTTCGACTGGATGTAGTTCATCTCACCCATGAACTGACAGAACACCAGTGCCTTTTCGCGCGGGTGCTCGTCCAAAAAGCCGAAAAGTGTCTCCATCTTATTCGACCGACCGGTCCACTTTTCGGGTTCGACGCCGTTCTTGCGCGCGACGCCGTCGTAATACATCTGCGGCCAGACCATCGCCTGCCTCGCCCTCAGTAAACACTCCACGATGACCATGTTCTTGTAACTCGAGGTGCATTCCCTGAACGCCTCCTGGATAGTGTTCTGCGCGTCCTGGAACACGAACTCGTACAGGCATTTCTCCTCCTCGAACATGTCCAGCTCGATGTTCTCGAACGTACACGGCGGGAGTCGCAACCGCTCGTTAATCGCGGCGAGATCTTCCTTGGTTCTTCTCAGTATGTAATCGTCCTTGATCTTGCGTTGTTCCGCGAGCACGAAATTCCGATCGAGACCGAGAAACGTGCACAGCGACACGAAATCCTCCATCGAGTTGAAAACCGGCGTTCCGGTGACGATCCACCGAATTTCCGTTTTCAGGAGACACGTGTTTTTGTAAATTTTCGACCGTTTATTCCTGATCTCATGGGCCTCGTCGAGGATAATTCGATCCCAACGTGGAAAATGGAGCGGCGTTTTCGCTTCCGGTTTGCGACCCTTGGAACTGAGCACGGAATACGGCGCGATCGTCACCGTCCGCTTTTCCCGGTCGACCAGGAGCTCTTCGTCGAGCTTGCGCTTAGGGCCGTCGAAGACCTGCACCGTTAAGCTGGGCGCGAACCGCTTGATTTCCTGGACCCATTGCGCGATGATCGATTTGGGTACGATGAGTAAAGTCCGCTGTTTCGGGTTAGCGAGCATTACCGTGATCAGCTGGACCGTCTTACCCAGCCCCATCTCATCGCATAAAAATCCACCTTTCGGTCCGTTGACGCGGTTTTCTTGTTTAAGCATCCATTGGACGCCGTCTCTTTGGTACGGTATAAATAATCTTCCATTTAATTCGGCGGTTCCTAATTTATACTGATCGTCAGTCATCTTCGTACGGGTCCTCGTCGGGTAATTCGAGAATTTCGCACGTGATCGGAGGCTTCTCTTTTTTCTTTCTAGGGGCTCGCTTAGGTTTCATTTCTTCATCCAAAATTTTCAATTCATCGATATGTTCCCGGTAATATATAACTCGGTCCCAAATTATCCGCATGATCGGTCGGTACTTTTCGAACCACGCGCGATCACGTTTCACGTTGACGACATCAAATTCTTCGGGGAGCGGCCAATTCGTTTCGGCCGGTTTATATTGAATAAAATCCGCCTCCTCAAGATCGAGGATCTCCATGCACAGCTGAAGTTGCGGCATGTAGTGTTCCGGCACCTCACCCGGTATGATCTTGCGCTGCGGCGGGCACTTGATCTCGACCAATTTTCCGCTCTCGGAGACACCGTCGG